CTTCGTCCTAGAGTTGGTGCTAATCAACATGGGTCTGACCTACTTCTTGCTAAAAGGCGGTCTTGGAAGCATGGACGTGGAGCAGTTCATCGCCGCCACGGACGTAATCTTCTCAGAAGACGAGATGGCGCTACTGTCTGGGATTATTGCGTTCTGGTTCGGAAGTAGGCAATGGGGTAAGAAGTGAAGGAATTTGCCGTTTTGTTTGCCGAATATCCAATTGGAGTTAGTCTAGGATTGGCTACGGCTTTAAATTATCTAATCATTACCTTTGCGGGATTGTTTCAATGGGGTAAGAAGTGAAAGTCAGCAAGGAAGCGATTGAGGGCATAAAGAAGGACGAGGGGGTAAGGACAAAACCTTACCGTTGCCCCGCCCTGCTTTGGACGGTGGGTGTAGGGCACGTCATAGACCCAAACCACATAAGGGTGAAGTTCGATGAACGCAAAAATATACCCCTTCCCCCAGAGTGGGACAGAGTTCTCAGCATGGCAGAAGTCGATGCTATCCTTGCCGCAGACTTGGCTACGTTTGAACGAGGAGTTCTGCGCCTCTGTCCAGGTGGACTTACTCAAGGCAGGTTTGACGCTCTGGTTTCCTTCAGCTTCAACGTCGGGCTTGGCAACCTCCAAAGAAGCACGATAAGAATGAAGCACAACCGTGGTGACTTTGAGGGTGCTGCGGAAGGGTTTATGGCGTGGACTAAGGCCGGTGGTAAGGAACTGCCTGGTCTAGTTAAACGCCGGAAGCACGAACGCGCTCTCTATGAAGCTGAGTAATCCTCTCCCGTAACTCCTCTGCTACGGTCAAATTGTGCTTGGCCTCAAACTGGTCTAGCCACTTCCTCCTCGCCTCCTTTGTCGGAAGCGTCAAAACATACCTTGCCAGCCCCTCAATCTTCGCCTCATGTTCGCTCATCACGATTTGATAGAACTCCTCTTTGGTGGCGGTAAAGGTTCCTCTGTTAACCAGACCTAGCAAATGTTTTATGCAACGCTTTTCTGGCGGTGGTGACGGCTCTGATTGCGTCAGATTTTCGAACAAATCTCCCAAGATAATACCTCTTATAGTTGGCACAAACGTGCGCCTCGTAAAACTTTTCCTTCCTCTTGTAGACCCCCTTCACATTAGACTTGGTTTTCTCCCGTAACTTGGAGTTCCACCTGTTTTCCATCTGCGTGGCAACCCTGAGATTGCTTAGTCTATTGTCGGCAAACTTGCAGTTCTTGTGGTCAACGGTCTCAGGCCACCACCCGTGGTGATAAGCCCAGATAATTCTGTGAGCAAAGTAAGGCTTTTTGAATATAGCAATCTTGCGATAACCGCGAGGGGTTATGTGTCCTGCGATTGTGTTGGCGTACCTAGCGTTCCACATGACATACGCGGAATACTTGGCGAAAGCCTCAATTGGTCGAGGCTTCCACACAAGTTCTCCTTTCCTGTAAACAAACAGGGCGCGTAGCTGTTGCTTGCTTAGAATGGTCGTCCTCTAAGGCTTGTTGCTTTGGCTCTGCCTTGGGCTTGGGTAGTTCAACCTTGAGGCTCATAAACTTCTGCCCAGACTTGCCTGTTTTAATCCATGCGGCTAGGTTGTACTCAGTCCCGTCTACGTTTAACTTTCCTTTGTAGGCAGGAGCCTTCTCGTTGTCCGACTCGTTCTTAAACAACACACCGCTATTGGTATTATCGTATTCCATAACTTCTCCTATTTGGCTGCTATATAAAGACCAACATTGCCAAGGCTATAACCCAAGAAGGCTACGCCCAGACCCACCTTACCCTCTAGTAGCAACTGCACCGCTACCACAAGGTATACAACACCGATTCCGGCTATTAACCACGCCGCCACTCTGTCCACCCCGCTAGAACAATCACCCCTAGCATAAACAACACAAACCACGCCGCGTCCTGCGCGTAGAAGTGTGCAGATATAAGTCCGTCTTTCATTCTTCGGCTGACTCAACCCCGCATCTCCTGGGCCAAGGTCTTAAATCCCCAATCCTCTGCCATCCTCGCGCACCGCAACATCTCCTCCTCGCGCACGATTTCCGCAAACCTCTGCAACTGTGTGCGAGAGTCCTCGTGGAAGTTGAACAATATCTCCCCCTCTTTCAAAAACAATCCCGCTTCTACCGCCAGGTCATCAATCGTCACACTCAGCCTCCACTTCCTTTAGAAATAACTGTACCTTTTCTAACATCTCGTCCATGTCCTTTTGCTCCGGCTCAAACCGCACGATAAAGAGCATCTTGCTCACCGGCAGTCGGGAGTCGAAACTTACAAAGTCGCACCATTTCCTGCCCGTACAGGCCAGTTGGAGCATCATCTGGTTTTTATACTTTGCCGGAACCTTGCCCGCCTTTCTGTATTGCAGGTGCGTAGCCGTGTTCGGGTTCTTTATCTCTACCAGACCATCTTCCCCCACAAGCCCGTCAGGAGAGGCTCCTAGCCATTGTATTGTCGGGTGGGGTACGAAGCCTACTTGGTCTACGAAAACGCCCGTGTGAGCCTCGTATGCGGCTCTAGCGATGGGTTCCTGCTCGGTTCCGCGAATCATAGCCGCGTTGGGCGTAAAACTCGCCTGTTGGGTCTTGGTAAGTCTTTCGGCTACGAGTTGCCAGAGATAGTTTTTGCGGGTCTCTGTGTCCTTGCCCGCTAAAGCGTCGCTAACCCTGCTGGCTGTTACAAACCCCAACCTCGCCTGTAACCATTCCTCTGTGCCCTGCCTGATTTCTGTTAAGTCTGTCATGTAGCCTCCTCTTGGCTATGTGTAGTTCTGCCTCTAACTTATCCGTACTCATCCGCAATCTCTGGGCTACATTGTGGCTCAAGTTATACGGGTACTGGATATATCTTGCCTTCAAAACCCTGCGTGATACATCAGGTAATTCCCTTACCGCGTCTTCTACTGCTTGCCCGTCAATCATGTCGGGTTCTATTCTCGGTTCTTCGCCCTCAAAGACATCCTCGGACTCGTAGTTCCCCTCTGCGCTCGCGCATTGGGTACGGTGTTCTGGGCCAACATGACCCCAAGCACAATAAAAGGCCCAGTTTTTTAATCTGTCTTCCGAAACCATAAGTCGTATAACTCCGGTCTGTTGGCTTTAATCCAAGGTTGGGCAGATTGTATAAGTTCGTTAGCGTTCCGTCCACAGGTTTGAGAACCAACGTGGTGGACGTAAGCCCTGCTAATAGCGTGCTGAAAGCCCTTCTTCTGGATGTCCAGGCATTGCACATCGTCCGAGTACCAGTTGATAGGCGGGAAGTCCACCCATGCGTCCTTGTGAATGTAACTACAAATCGGGGCTATAACATCGGTCATGTTAATAAGATTCTCGGTCTCGTACCTGAACCACTCCATTTTTCCCTGCCCAAGCCGAATGTTCTGCAAACCTCGGGCATAATCAGACCTAGCGGATACCCATCCGAGGGGGATGCTTTTGTCTCGCAAAAACGTAACGTCCTCGCCAAGCAGCTTCCAGGTGGTAGGGTTGAACACAATATCGTCGTTACAGACCACCACTTCGTCGAACTCATCAAACGCCCGTTTGACCACGGCGTTGTAAGCGTCCCCAAAGTTATCCGCGTCGTTTGGCAGGTTTATCGTCCTGTGGCGGGGGAGAATAATCTCGCTACCCGCTAGGAACACGGTCACGTCTTGCGGGACATAGAAGGTTATGGAGGCCGCTAGAACGGGTAGGCAAGCCCCCTTAGTTGTTGCTATCGCGATTGCTTTCATTTATTCCCTACCGGTAAAGTTTTGCCCAAAAGACGGTATACATCCTCTAATAATTCCTGCTCGGTAAATCCGTAGTGCTTGGGGAAGCCTTTGGTTCCGAGTCCGTGAACTCCAGTTTTACCTCTGTGGTGTTCTGGGCATAGTGGTATTGCAAGGTAGTGCGAAGACCTGCCCCATCCTTGACCGGCCCGCAGATGATGAATTTCAGACGGGCTATCAGCGTACCCAATTCTTCGGCAGACCATGCATCCGAGGGCTGCAACTTTAGAGAGATGGTTTTTTTCATCTTTGGTCATAACACCAAGGCTTGCTGGGCTACCCGCTTGTCTTGCAGGGGCTTGTAGTCGGTATTTAACTCGCAACCAATGTATTGCCGACCTAAATTCTGGGCTACCTGTGCCGTGGTTCCAGAACCCATAAACGGGTCTAGAACAATGCCTCCAACAGGCGCACCAGCCAATATACATGGCTCAATCAATTCTTGCGGAAATACGGCAAAATGCGCTCCAAAATAAGGTTTTACAGGAACGCTCCACACAGACCTTTTGTTTGCCATTCCATCCGCACCAAACACTCTAGCACCTTTGCTAAACCTGTCTCCATGAGCGTAGTCTGCTTGATACCCCTCGCCATTTTTGTCCCTAACTTCTGGCTCTCCCTTAAGAGGTTCTTTTATGGCTTCATGGTCGTAGTAATACTTCTGCGACTTGCTTAGTAGGAAAATATACTCATGCGCCTTAGTGCATCGGTCTTGCACCGACTCAGGCATTGGGTTTGGCTTATGCCAGATGATGTCTTGCCGCAGATACCAGCCATCAGCCCTAAGAGCAAAGGCAAGCATCCAAGGTATACCAATAAGGTCTTTTTCTTTTAGCCCCTCTAATTTATTGCCACGCCTTGCACAAGTCTGCGGTAAGTCTTGGTCGCTGTTAGCAACGGTCTGCTTTACAAGGGATTGCCCCTTGCCGGGTCGATAGTTGTAATAACTGTCCCCAATGTTTAACCACACAGTTCCATCGTCAGCCAGAACATCCCTGACGCACCTGAACACTTCGACCATCGCTGCTATGTATTCCTCTGGCGTTTCCTCTAATCCTATTTGCCCATCGTTACCGTAGTCACGCAGCCCGTAATACGGAGGGCTGGTCACACAGGTTTGGGCTTTTATGCCATCTGATGCCCATCGGCGCATGGTCCCTCGGCAATCGCCGAACTCAATGATATTCACTTCAGCCCCCTCGTATTCTCGCTGAACTTAACGTCGTGTTCCAAAGCCCATTTCACCACCTTCTCAACATACTCCGAGAACAAGGCTTGGTTTAACTCGCTCGTACTAGGCTCTAGCATCTTTATACTTCCGTCTGGCAACTCAATCATCCGTTCAGGCAAAAACAAAGCCCGTAGGTACTCGTGCCAGATACTTGGCTCATAAGCCTTACCAACAACCATCTGCTCGGATATGTCACCCAACACCGCCCAGTAGTACCTGTTGCTATCTAAACTGCGTTTAGGAGGACGGACTTCTAGCACATAGCCATCAGGTGCGTTATCCACCATCTGCTTGGCTACGTCTCTGTTGTGTGGGGAGAGAATCACGCAGACTTAAGTGCGGCTCTCATTACCGCAACCTTAAAGTGTGGGAACGACTCGAACTGGCTAGGGTCTAATCCTAGTTCCTTGCCCTTGAGTTCTATGCCGGTAGCGGTTTCGTGCCAAGGCTTCTCGTTGACCACGTTTGGCAACTTCACTTCCAACTCATCTTCCCAACGCTCGCCGCGAAGCCAGGTTGCTGGGTGCGGAATATATTTACCACCATCCTTCATCCACGCTTCTGTTTTGCAAGCGGCTTTTACGGCACTTAACAAATTTGTTAACTCGGGCCGTATATCCTTTGTCTGCGCCCAGGCTTTGCGGGCATCGGCTTTAGCACAACGCTTAGGCCACACTTCCCAGAACTTATCAAAGTCATCCATGTTTACCACCTCCTCGTGGCGTATTCTAATCGGTTATGTAACATTCTATCCTAGGTACTTACCCCTATAAATATCTACCGCCTCGCGCAGGGTAATTTCTGGGATTTCTGTTAGCCAACTGCAATTCTCGCGGACTTGTG